TTTTAAACTAGCACCTGAACCAATAGGGATTTTTGTATTTCGATAAAGTGAAACAGGTTTTGGAGCATAGTTTTTATATTCAGGCTCTGCGCCTAAACAATAACCAACTTGTATGTTTGTACCTGTAAATTTATTATGTAACAATGTTTCAAATGGTAGCTTTATAACATAGTCGCCTCCATCATATCCAAATGTATTTTTTAAGTTGCCATACTCAGTAGAAAACAAATCGTAAAATTCTCTATTCATGAAGCTGTTAGACTTCTCATATTCAAAACTAATGTTGTTGTAAAGTTTAGGTCTTGAAACGTCTATACTTTCACTAGAAACATATTTTGTAATATCTAAAACGTTTCCTGATGCGTAGAAGTCCTCTAATGGTTCGATTCTATACGTATCAACTCCATCACCATAACAAACTAAATTGAATTGCCTAAATATACCTGCAATAAAATCTAGTACTTTCATGTCAGGAGCAAGCGCAGAAAAGTCTGTGTATGTAGTAGTGGATATTGTACCTGAGTTATCAAAATACGATATTAAACCAGGCAATGAACCCGAACCGAATATGATGTCTTGGTATGTTATCGAATACGTAACATCTGCATCGAATGACATTGTTGTTGTGGATCGTAGCTTGAAATAATACGTATAAGAAATACCACTAACATTCGCAATGTTTGCCACTTGATAAGTATCTGTAGCGTTATTCTGATATGAATTTATAAGCAAGCCATCTCTATAAACGTCTAGAATATAATCAGCAGAAGATGCCGTGTTAATCTCTATGGTTATTTTGTGCCTTACATCATAAACATCATCGTAAGCTATTAATGTAGCAGGGTCTATGTAGTTTACGTTTATCTCGTTATCATACAAAGGCTCTCCTGATACTCCTGCAAAAGTGATTAGTTCAGGTAAACTGTAGAAAGTGTTTACTTCCTTGTTTTTATACCACAAATACGCATTTTCAAAACGTGGCGAACTATTAAGCCAAGAACCTGTAAATGTTATTGAATACTTTGATTGAATTAAATCAATTATAGCCTTGTAAGAAATAGCAGGGAACAATTCAGTGTAACTTATAGCGCCTGCATTGATACTAATATCGTTACTTGTCGCATCTCCATACTGCCACACTCTGTTAGAACTAATTAAAGGATATTGTACCGAATCGTAGTCTTCAATTCTTGCTTGTACTTCTGCTCCTGTATAAGCGTGGTTAAGTGTTGAGTAGTCTAAGTCTTTTAATTTGTCTTCTAGAATAACATCTTTTAAACTAACAAAATCGCCATAGAATGTTACAGTATAATCCGCTACGTTTCCATTCTTTATATTAGACTTTTCTAATTGGATGCGCCCTGTTCTAAACGGTATTAAATCAATCTCAATACGTGCATCTCGCCTTTTAGAATGGTTTATTACAGTATTAACATCATTATTATAATAGTGTTCATAAATAGCGTTATTGTTTGGTGTAGCTGGTACTGTGAACGTTCTTGAAATATCTGTAAATGTAAGTGCTATGTCGTAAATATTCTGAGTAGATGAATTAACAGTCATTACCTCGTCATCAAATAAATCTAGTCTTTGATTCTCTACGTATATTTGTACCGTTCTCATATTACGTTATTAAGTTTGTCGTATGCGTATTCAAACTCCAAAGTGTAGTTAATCAATTTTTGGTTAATGTGTTTGTGCATTTCGATTGACTTTGTTTTAAGTTTAACAGGATATGAATTACCACTTACTAATTCAGATAAATTTATCTTTTCAGATAACATAATCTCTTGTAAAGTATAAGCGTAATTTTCATCTACCCAATCAGTATTAACTTTCACACCTTCTTTACCGTTAACATTCATTATCTTGCTAATTGCTACAGAAGTATCATAATCTACACTTGTAGCCATTCCTTTAAATGGTGTGCTATTAACTTCAAAGTTTTTATAGCTTGACTTGTAGAAAATCTCTCTTTGTGGAGCGCCCCATTTATTAATAAAGTCAATTGCTACAGGTGTATATTTACATTCATCTCTAGGTAAGAAAACATAAGTTGCCTGCAGTACATCGGAATCGTTATAAATCTCTAATGTATTACCTAAAGTTGTGTAAGCTGTTCTTTCAATTGTTTTAAATCCAACTGCTCCAAGTGCTACAGTTGTTTCATCTAATGTTGTTGTTTCGATATACTTTGCATACCAATCAATAGTATCAGTTAAAAAAGTAATAGTTCCATTCGCACCTATAGAACCGCTATAGAAATAATAAGTACCTTCTGCTAATCCAAACTCTCCTAGATTTGGGTTTTGTCCTTCTTCAAAGTTACCGTAACCATCTAAGCATCTTAATATACCTGTGTTAGAATCGTAAATGTCATTTACATAAGCCACAGCATAACACTTGCAATATAAACTATATTCTGAAGCTGGGTAATTAGCACTAACATTTGGTGTAGGTTGCGCATCAATATACTCTCGAATATAAGGCGCAATATTAAAAGATACACTTGTACCTATAGAAATAGGTTTAGATAGTATCTTTGTAGCAGTCAAAGGTGAACTACTTGGATCGTTCCAAATAAATAATTCTAACCTTACCGAATCGTTTATTGCTCCATCTATTGTAACGAAGTATGGTGAACGTGCAAATATTTTATTTAGTGCCATTTACTGTATATTTTAAAAATTCATCTATATCTAAACCAAATGCTGTTACCAAGTCATCACTTAGTTTCTTGTATTCATTCTCAAAAGGTTTAGTAAAGAAAAGACTAGGTTTAATACCTTTGTTAAATATGCTTCGTGCAATCAAAAATGTTAAAGACTTATCTGTTATAAATCTCCCTTTCTTATCTCTACCTTTAATTCCTTTTTGTTTAATCCATTTCTCAAATACTCTTGAAGGTGGCATCTTTGTTTTGTAGCTAAACGGTGTATTGTATTTCTTAATTTTACCGCTTACTCCTTTGTCTTGAAACTCTCCGTACTTCCCTAAATCAAACTCTAAGGCAAAGTTTCCTGTACTGAATACCGTAACCTCACCTTTTAAATTCTTGTGCAAATTACCCGAAGCATTCTTTTTCATTTTAGTTAAGTTACTCTTAGCCTGCTGAATAACACGCTTTTTAAATAACTCTAACTCTTGTTGTACTTCTGACTGCTTCATCGTTTAATTCTATTTAGTTCTGTTTCGTAGGATAGTAAGGTAAGGCACTGAAAAAGTCCGATTCTCGCAACTGCTTCAATGCTCTTAACGTCTCCCTTTGCAAGTGCATAGAAGTAATTATACCATCCCCATTTTGCGTTAAATTGCGATTCAGCTGTGTAGTCATTTCCACCACTTCCTTCTCCAAATAAGTCAGGGTAGCTTTTAATAACTCGCTCCCTAAATGGTAAAAAAAAACCAACGAACCGAAGGCAACGTCTAAAGGTGCGTATTTCATTACCTCTGCATAAGTAGCGCTTCCTTCATAAGGTTCTATTTCGTACTTATCTCCTTTCTTCTTTGTGATTGGTCGATACATTACAGCAAGTGCTTTGTGCATCGTTTCCCAATCAGAAATGTACTTATCTAAATCTGCATACTCACCAGAAGAAATATCTTCAAGGTTAGGAATGAAACCGAACTCTTTACCACCTAATTCGAATCGCTGGATGAACTTCTTTTCACCTTCTAACATTTTACGTAATGTCTCAGCTATTGAATCGTTATCTATTTGCCTAATACGAATTACATCTGACATTCTAATCTTACAGAATATCGCAATCATTTTGTGAGCAACAAATATTTCATTATCAGTCTCATCTAACACTCTGTTAAATGCCTGAAACTGCTCTAAAGTAATATCACTTAGTTTAGTTGGTACTTGTATCTCTTGCTTCATTATACTTGTTTAACAATTAATCATTCTTTTTGTAATAGGCAGTTGCAATGTCGTAACAATGGCACAACATTTTAAAGTGTAGATTGAATCTCATAGGGTCGTCAAATACAATCATTATCTTTTTACCTGTTCTTTCTAGTAGATAAGCCTGAACGACTGCTTTATATTCCTGAATATCTACATTAATAAATTGCGTATGTTCCACGATTAGGGTTTTCTAGTTGGTAAGTTACTGCATATCTAAGCGCATCTATAGCGTGGTTGAAATTATCGCATGGTGTTTTAGACTTCTTTTCCAACCATGAATAGTTATTTAACTCTTTGTGTAAATCAATACTTTCTTCATCTACAATCAAATCGTAATCTTGAAGTAAAGCAATGCCCAATGTAACACTACCTTGACCTTTAACCGCTTCAATCATATTTAAACCTTTTGCTTTCAACTCACTTATTAATCGAGGCTCTGCATTATCCGCTACTATTAGACTATCTCCTGCAAATTGATTGTTTAGAAAGTAAATATCTGATGTGGTTAATCCTGCCTTGTAGAAATGTAATCTAATATAAATACGTTTGTTAGCTTTGTCAATTGATGTTTCTATTAATGTACTTGGATCGTTGCTAAATCCAAAATCTTGACCGAATACAACAGTACCACAATTCAAAAACTTTCCTATTGACCAATTATTAAAGATTACACCCTCAGCTTTTTCTAACCAACCACCCATAATTTGGTGCTTGTATTTCTCAGGTCTATGTTCTTTAATGTAATCTACCTGAGTTAAGAATGACTGTGATAAATTAGGAAGGTTATCTAAGTAAGTTGTATGAATGTAAGTTGTGTCACCTTTGATTAAAGTGCTACCAGCTTCAACACCTCTACTTTCAAAGAACTTATTGTAAATAAAATGCTCTTTTGTGGTAGGGTTAAGTATAAGTATTACTCTATTCTGTTTCGTCTTATGCCTGATGGATAAATCAATCTTATCGAATGTATCTTCGTCTGTTAATTCTTCTGCTTCATCAAGCACCCAGGTTGTTACACCTTGTAATGATTTAAGATTTGCCGTTTGTGTTCCTGAACTTGTTTTGATTCCTTTGAATATTATCTTACTTCCTGACTTGATATTGATAATCTCATCTTTTGTAATGATAAATTCATCTGACAAACCAAGCATTTCAATTTTTTCGATGAACTCAGGAATAATTGATATAGATGCACTAACTAAAGTGTACCTAGTAAATAGTATTATATGCCCGTTATCTCTCGTTAAAAGGCATAAAAACGTGGTAATACTAAATGATTTAGAACTACCACGCCCACCTGTTACAATAAAGTAACGAGAATCAGAACCTAAATAATTGTATTTACTATTTAGAACTATCAATTTTGAATAATTCTTTTATTGAATCACTTGTTATATTCATGTTATTGTTTAAGTCGAGTTCTTGTTTAGGCTTTCCTAATGTGTATTCAAGTATCAACTTAATAGCTTGCATTCTGTCAGGTTTTGAACTCATTGCAATTGATTTACATTGCTGTAGTATATGTTCAACATCTTCTTTACTTACTGCGTTATCTATGTCTTGCCTGTAATCATTCTTACGTTTATCAATTCCTTTTGACTTTGTGTAATGCCCCCCATTATTTGAACGCTTATCCATAATTAATTT